ATCGCCATAATCGCGCGCCGTTGACGCCAGTGCTTCCCGCACCTTTGGGCTTTGCGCACTCAAAGGCGCATCCCAATCAAGGAAGTCGTCAGGATTGGCCTTGATGTTGACCTCGTACATGGAGCCATCAGGCAGCTTTTCAATTTTAGCGCCATCCCATTTGTCAATGATTGAAGCAGCCTCTTTCATCTTGGGCAGGTCATCCCATCCGGCCTCTTTTTGAAACGCAGTTAGGTCGCCTCGTTCTGCGCTTAGAACTACGTTACGCGCCTTCATACGGGCAGGCCATGCCTCGCCGTGGTTCTCAAGTGCCTGGCTTACCCAAAGCGTTGCAATTTCTTCCGGCGTTGCCTCTTTTGGCGTTGTTGCATACACCTTCTTTTCACCATCAACGGTTATTCCTCTGGATTTGTGCTTAAGAGCATCCCGATAACCCCGCGCAACGCCCTCATTCTCAGCAAAGTAAAGCCCATGGCCGTAAGCCTGCGCCCCTTCACCCGTGCCGATGGCGTCCATGCTGAACCTGTCAAAGTCATGCGGTGAACCGTGGTAAGCGGTGATGCCTGTGCGTCCCGGCCCTGCGCCCCCAAACTCATCGCCCGCAAACTGCCTGCCCGCGTCCATCGCGCCTTGGGCCTTCACGTTAAAGCCCGCAAGCGTGTCGGTCACGGCCCCTGCAATGTCATCAGCAGGCGAACCTGCCAGCTTCCAGGCCGCAGCAGGCGCAAGGGCCGATGCCGTGTTAATCGCAGCCCCGATATAGTCGCCGTCCCGCGTGTCAGCCATGGCCTCGCCCATGTCGTTGACCGGGTTAAACATGTTCAGCAGGCCCGTTGCTTGCTTTACGTCAACGCCTGGGCCCGCGAAGTATTGGATTGCCTCAAGCAATTCGTCGTTCTGCTTGTCCAGCCACTTGCGGCGACCTTGCCCCGCTTCATTGCTGAATAAATCCAATAGGCCCATCAACGCTGCCCCAATATCTGCGCCAATAAACCGCCGCCCATTGCCGACCTGTTCATCGCGCGAAAGCCCGCCGCGCCCTCATCTGGTATCCGCTCAAACCGTTGCCCAGTGCGCTTCTCATAGTCCTGCGCAAACTGTTGAGCAGCATCAGCATCAACTAGGGACGGTCGCCCGTCTTTGTCCCACCATATTGACGGGATGTTCCAATAGCCGCCATCTGGGGCGCGGTTGGTGACTGTGTATTCAGTCGATAGACCGCCCAGACCCATATCAACAGGCTTGTCGCGCTGCGGGTCAAACGGCCTCAGACCAATGCTTTCCATCAGGCAATCCCTTGTAGGTTCCGGCGTGGCGGGGCTTTCCAAGTGACGTTCTTGGGGTGTTCCAGAACATCAACAGCCATGCCGCCGAATGCGTCCGCGCTGTGGCTCGACCAATCGTGGTCAGGGCCAAGGTTTGCGCCCCGCTGCGTGTCAATCTTTGCGTGATACCAACCAAGAGCATCGCGCCCGTGCTTGGTCTTTTCTTCGTCAAACCAGACGCGGGGAAATACCCGCCGCGCTGCCTCAACCCGTTTCATCGCAGCGCCCGCGCCGATGTTCGGCATGATTTCAGTCTTAAAGCCCGCCGCGTCCAGTGCCGACTTTGGCGTGGCCTTATGCACAATGTCGTGCTTGCGCCCATCGTGGGGCAGCATCATTACCGCCTCACTGTGGCCCTGCCTGTGCAGCCAACCAATATGCTCACTGAACGGCTGACCCACCGCTTCGTAGTGATCCACAATCTTTATCAGTTCACCGACGAACTGCACGATCCAGATTGCGCTGGCGTCCGATGTGCTGCTTGTGCCGCCAATGTCCCAATAAGCATAGCGCCGCTGGATCGGGTCAATCGGCAGCGTTGTGATGCGTTCCTCGCGCTGCGCCAACTCAAGTGCGCTGGCATAGTATGCGCCCTTGATGACGCGGATATAGTCGCCCTCCCAGATGTGCGCATACTGGTCGGGGTTGTTCTTCTGGTCGTCCTTGCGTTCCTGTTCCAACACCTTCGGGAACCACGGGTTGTCATTCCAGTTAGCCCGCACCACGGTTGCGTCAGTGGGCGGCGTTGGCCCGCGCAGCAGCTTGTCAACCGGATCATCTGCCCGCCGTGGGTTCCAGCTAAACCAAAGTTCTGACCCAGGCTTGCGGATCGTCGGGCGCAGCAGTTGCAGCGACAATTCGCTGAGTGTCTGCGCTTCCTCAATCCATGCGCAATCAAAGCCCTCCAAGGATTTCACACTTTCTGCGGTGTGGTCCTGCATACCCTGAAAAATGATTGTGCCGTTGCCCGGTGTTTCAATGAACTCGTTGGTTGACCGAAAGCCTTGGGGCGCAAGGTTGTATTGCTCGATTTTATCTTCAATCAACCGCTTGGCTGACTGCTTGAGGCTCTTTTGCACTTCACGGATACAGACTGTGCGCCTTCCGGGGTTTGCCAAATGCGCCTTGACCACTTCGTCTGCGAAGAACTGGCTTTTGCCTGATCCGCGTCCACCGAAGGCACCTTTGTAGCGTGACGGGCTTAGTAGCGGGCTAAAGCAGCCTGCAACGCTAACCTTTAGGGTAGACAACTTCTGACACAATCTTGTGGATGTGTTCGCCTTCGTCGCCGGGGCCGTTGACTTGCAGCGGCATCAGCTTCGGAAAGATGTTCGTCCAGAAGGCCCGCTCGTTTTCGGGGGCTTCCTTTGCCCACGCAAGCAAGCGTGTTGCGCCACCCAAGCCTTGCGCGGCTTCTTCGATGATGCTCTTTGCTGTCGCTGTGGTTTTGTTTTTGGAACCTTTGGGCCTGCCTGCGCCTCTGCGCTTGGCTAAATTGTCGCCCGCTATTTTATTTACCATGTTAACCTCCGCTCAGTCCCTTTCGGGGTGCTGGCCTGCTGGTTTAGATTATTGCAGCGATTACCGCATGAAACGATGCGTTGACTTCAACGGCTGTTGTGCTGGCAACCGCGACAATGCGAATATCGCTATTCTTTGGAACCACGACAAACGGCTCAAACTTTATAGAAACTGTTGGCTGTGATGTTGACGCCGCCGTGATCCGTTTGACCGGGCGGAACACGCCGCCGACCCGTCTGACCTGCACCTCAAAGTCAACTGACGCCGTGGTCTTTTTGTTTACGCTTGCCGAAAAGGTGGTGATGTAAAACATTTCGCTGTTGCTGATTGTTGTTGCAGCCTTGTAGCTTTGATCTGTTCCGGCCTCAATTTGGATATGTATTTTGCTGGCTGTCTGCGGAACGCCTGCCGTCACGGTGTCCGCTTCATAGACGTAAACATCGCCAACAAGATTGGTTGCGCCTGCGTTATAGACCCTTGAAACGCGGGCAAGTGGCGTAGCCAAGGCAACTTCGGTCTGACCTGCAAGTGTTGCCGACTGCACAACGAAGGTAAATTGCGCATCTGTGCCTGTGCCTGTTACGGTGTGGCCTTCGACGAAAACAGGGATCACGTCACCAGCATCGCTGCTGCTGATTGTTGTGATAGCGTTTGTTGTCGGAAAAGCCTCGTTGCCGCCTTGTGATTGCACTGTTTGTGAAGATGTACCCAAAGCGTCAAAGCGGCCAAACTTGAGCAGCGACTTGCCTTTGGCTTTATGTGATGCGCGGTTGTAGGTAAGCCGCGCCTCTTGGTCTGCATATTCCAGCCAATCCATCGCACCGCTCCTTAAAACGCAAAATGCGCCCCGCATTTCTGCTGGACGCACTAATTCGAGGACAGAAATAGCCGATTTAGTGGCTATGTGTCAAGCATTAACTTGATGCAGTATGCGGCAACTGGATTTAGCGGTGTGTCGCCGCTTTCCCAACGCCGGATAGTGCGCCCCCCGTTTTCGCCCATGCCCCATTCAAGCGCAAGGCTGCGGGCTGAATAGCCCAAGGCATAGCGGGCTGCTTTGAACTCTGCGCTGGTCATTGGTAGCCCCGGATTTTCTTCTCTGCATCCAGTATCAAGCATTAACTTGATGCAGTATGCGGCAACTGGATTTAGCGGTGTGTCGCCGCTTTCCCAACGCCGGATGGTGCGCTCTCCATTTTTACCCATAGACCAAACCTCAGCCATATCGCGCTGGCTGAGGTAAATCGCGTTGCGGGCTGCTTTGAACTCTGCGCCTGCCCACACTGCATCTTTGGCGATTGTCATTTGTAGCCCTAGACTTTCTTCTTTGCGGCCTCATAAGCCGCCGCCGCTGCCTCATACGCTGCCGCTTTTTCATGGAAGTGCGCGGATTTTTTGGTTTTGAGGTATGCAGCTTCTTTGCGCAAAACCAGCGGGATGTCATACCCGCCGACACTCTCAAGGTATGCAATTTTTGCGGCTGCTTGGTTTTCAAATTCGTTTGTCATTGTCGTTCCCTTTCGTGGTGGGCTTCATTGCCCTTACATACACATTAGGACAATATGACCTAGCCTGCAAGTGTTTTATTGGCCCTTTTTGAAATTAATACCCCGCAACAGCATCAAGCGCCCTGTGCAGCGCAATCAGATCATTCGGCTTGCGGTCTGGCCCCTTGGCGCATTCAATTTCAAGGATGGCGGTTTTCACCATGCCGATCCGTTTTTCCAGGTCCTCGTATGCCTTCTTGGCTTCAACATTGCCGTCACTGTCGTCATAGCCGCT